TTTCAGCCGCTGTTGAGGTAACTGCTGTGCTACCTAAAGTAAATTGTCCATCTGGTACAATTAAACCTGCACCACCATTAAATATTAAATCATCTGCTGATGTATCCCAAGTCATATTAGCCGAAGCTGTATCACCATAAAGAATTACATCATAACCTTGATCATTTGCACCAATTGTTAATGTTGCATCTAATTGAACTGCTCCATCAATATCTACTGCATCTAAATTCGTTGTTCCATCAATATCCGCATTACCGGATATATCCAATGTTGCGGCATCTAACTCACCCGATAAAGTAATATCAGTAGCACCAGTAATAGCGCCATTAAGTGCAACTGCACCATTAATATCTATTGTTGTAGCTGCTATTTGTACTTCTGTATCTGCGACAATATCTAATTGACCATCAGTAGATGAATTAATATATAAAGCAGAATCTCTGAAAAGAAGTTTGTTAGTGCTATTTAAAGTTAAACCAGTCCCATCTGTGTGTGTTAAAGTTGTATCAGAGTCAGCACCAAATTTTAAAACAGCAGAATCAGATCCTAAAATAAGATCATTAGGTAAAGTTACATCAGAACTAGCGTCTTCATAAACAGCTTTGCTTGCAGGTAGGGTTGTAAATACATCCTTTGTGCCAGCACTGAAAGTTACAGCACTATCACTGTTCGAGCTTGCTATTACAGTTGTTCTTGCTAAAGTATCAGTTGTAGCATCAGTTACAGTTCCAACACCAGTTTCCCATTCAGCCTCATCACGGTTAATAATGGCGTAATACGTCGTATTGCCGTCACCAACGCCTGCAACGAAAGTCTGGAATCCTGAAACAGCGCCACTTAAATTAAGCGTACCTGTTCCCGTCGTAGTCGAGGTTTCCTTTACTCTATCGTCTAAAACTAGAGCCATAAATTAATCTCCTATGCCAGTCGTAGAATAGCGTTACTTGAATCAGCAGCTGGAAATTGAATTGTAAATGTTCCACTTGTTGACGTTTTATCGCCACCAAAGTCCAATACGCATACCGCCTTATTGGATTCACTACTATTGTAAATTAGTGCTCCTCTTGCTGTGATTGTTGCTGATGTAAAAGATATATCAGAAAAATCAGTAAGAGCAGTTGTTCCACTTGTTGTTGGTGTTACATTTGTCAAATTTCCACCTCCAGCCGTATAAGTTCCTGAATTAGAAACTTCATTTGTAGCGGAATAAGCAGTCGTTGAAGCACCTAAAGTAGCTGAACTTGAATACAATGCAATTTTAAACGTATCCCCTGTTGTGGCTGTGAAGTCATGCGTTTCAACAAGAATTTCCTGTTTAAAGCTTGTACAGACAGCTTGAGTTATTGCCATGTTTATCCTCCTATGGATTTCTGTTGTGTTTGCATGCCTGGTACTTTTAGTTCCCCATGCATATACTCATCTCTTCGGTGCCTTCCTTGTTGTTCTATCATCAATTCCTGTATGGCACGTTGATATGATTGTTCATATAATTGCAGCATTTCCGCTGGTCCCTTCAAGAACTTGAAGGCTTCTGCAAGACATCCGTAAAGCAATGCCGAAGGGGCATTGTTTCCTAACCATGAGGTTGTGTTAGAACTGGACAATCTTGTTGGTAGTCTAGTAATTCCTACTTCTACATTATACGCTGCATCTGGCGTTGGCGCAAGATAAATTGAGTTTTCATCCCACCATGCCCAGTATTTTGGTGTACTAGTAGATGCTCTAACTGGCCAGTATTCATTCATGAAACTAATATCACGTTGCTCTAGAAATGTTCGTGTTGCTGTTCCTGAAGCAGGATAAATATGAACTGTCCTGATTGTGGCCAAGGATGTTGGATCTGGATTCGACCCACCTGGTAAAGATAAAAAAGGATTATCAGACGTTAAAGTTGCATATTGGTGTGATTTGAACGCATCAATATCAGCTTCTCTTAATATTCTGTTCTCTGTATGTTCTATAAAGTCATCTGTTATTGTAGATGTCAGAACATCAGTGCTTGTTTCCGTATAATTTAAAATTTGTGTTGTTAATTCCGCGTATGTTGTCATTATGCACTCAATGTTGCCGGTCCAGCAGAAACATATCCACCTCCGCCATTGCCTGTTATTCCTGCAGCTGTTGAAACTGCAAAGGTATAAAAATCATCATCTGTCTTTGTAATGCTGTATCCATCGGAATCTTCCAATTCATCTATGTCAGCTCCAAATATATTTCCACTGACATCCCTGAATCTTACAGTATCACTGCTTGATCGTCCATGGTCAGGTTCAAAAACTGATATCGTTGCACTACTTGCTGTAAATCTAAACGGATTTAAAGGTAGTAATGTTGCGACAGTACTTTCATCTCTATCTGTTCTAGTATGTTGTAATGCTTCCCCATCAGGAGAATGCTTACGAGGATGATCCTGTGCTGTTTTTGGTTCATATTCACTTTTATGAACACGAGCACCATTCCATTCCTTTACCATTTCCCTGTAGGGAAATGCCATTCCACTACGATCTGATATAGATTGTGCGTATTTTCCTCTAGCGTACGCCATCTATATTACCATTTAGAATCTTTAGATCCAGCCCAATGATACTTTCCACCTTTAGTGGCCGCACCCATGCTTTGCATAGTGCCGGAAACATTTCCTTTAGATAGTGAAACAGATTTTTCTTTTTCCTTAGCCTTAGCTTTAGGAACAGAATTAGTTGATCTATCACTCCAATTTCCTTTTACTCCACCTTTAGAACTTCTTCCAGTGTTAGTATCTTTATTCCAGTTTGGATTACTCATTATTCCTCCTTTTTACATTCGCAGTCTGTGCATTGACAATTGTTTTTACAATCACATTCACAACCACATTTTTCACATTTAACCATATTACCTCCTATGGTATGTAAGCTTGTGCTGGTTCAACCCTGAATGACGTTCGTTCACGGTCATTTTCTGCAGCACGTTTAAATTCTTCATCATACACCACTTTTAAGTTTGCACTTAGCATTGGTGCCCTCTTTAAGCTTATATAGTAAGCCAACCCTGCAGTCAAACATGGAAGAAAGTAGAATGGAACATCAGCGTTATTAACATAATCACCGGCGTCCTGTATTCTTCCAATATAGAAATATTTAAAAATGTAAGCCTTATCCGGACTTGGATATAGGAAAAGGGTCATATCATACTGTGGTCGTCCACTAGAGGAAGATCCTCCAGTTGTAACCGTTCCAGGAATCAATGCCCACTGTGTAGGTCTTGCATCCCCAGTTGATGATTTCTCCTTTCTGGTAAGATTCATAAATTCTTCTCGTGAAATTCTAGCAACAGAAACATCAGTAGTACTACTGTCTCCTTCAAGATTTGCAGTTGCACCAGTTGTGGTTGTGATTGTAGAATCCAAAATGTCCACAACTTTTTGGTCAACCCCGTAAAAGTTTGTACCTGCTGTCAATGTCTGCGTGGCATAGGCAACGGTCCATAGATTCAATCCACGGTTCGCCCATTCCGCAAACATAAGGTTAAGGGATCGTTTAGCTGTTTTTAAATCATATCCACTTCGAGCTTCCAATTGGCAACGCTCCAATGCTTCTTCTATGATTTCCTCTATTGAGAGGTTAAAGGTTTGTGTGCCTGAATAAGCCATTTAAACCCCTTAATATGATTTTCTTAATTGTAATACAATCGTGTAATGATCATGCGCCGTATGACCATGAGTTGTTAAATCAATATCGCCATTAACACCACCGCCAGCATTATTTTTAAGACCACCAAATGATCTAAAATCCATGTGACCTGAAACATTTCCTGCCGCCGCACTTCCACCTAGAACTGCTGCTACAACATTTGATGTAGCATTCCATTCCAAAGCTACGCGCATGCCACCAATATCATACCAAATTTGTTCAATAGTAGCTCGTGCAGGAGTTGCTCCATTTATATTAGTTGCAAAATCTGAAATATCAATTTTTTCAACTGAACTTTCTCCAGTACCATCTGATATGTTTGTGAATTTTACGACAGCGATTCTATCGCCATCTGATAGTGTTTGACTTGTTACTGCGTCTGCCATTTTTTCCTCCTATTGGAGAGAGGGGGTTTTCACCCCCGCTCCATTAAAGTTTATTATTCGTATACGTTTCTACTACAAGCAACGTAATGTACGTTTACCGCTTCTGCTGCGCCATCGCCTGCTTCAA